CTGCCGGTCAGCATCGCCGCCATATTCTGTGCAATACCGTCAAAGGTCTGCGTGGCCACACTTTTAACCTGCGAAAAACTGTCCGTCGCACTTTCCGCCCACTCTCCCCAGCCGGACTTCATCCCGGCCATCCAGCTTCCACGAAGCTGCTCCTCCGCAGACCAGGTGTTCTTCAGTGCCGATGTGGCCTTCGCCAGCGCAGCCGGATTATCACCGTACACCTCACGAAGGCGCTGCTCTTCCGACTCCCGCTGCGCCTGACGGTCGGTGAGGCCGCGGGCTTTTGCGCTGATTGCCGCCTGCTTCGCGCTTTGCTGCTGTTCAAACCGCGCCGCCTGCTGTGCCAGCTCATTCAGCCGCTTCTGGTGTTCAATCTTGTCTCCCAGCTCAGCCAGCTGGCGTTTGTACTCCAGCGTCTCTTTCTCATGAGCCAGCAGGGATTTTTCCTGCTCAGATAACTGCCGTTTCGTGGCGGCCTCTTTCAGGACCACATACTGACTTTCCGCTTCCCATAAATCCCGGCGCTGCTGGCTGATTTTCTCATTCACACCGCTGTGTTTTTCCAGCGTCCTGAGCTCGGTTTCAAGCGCCAGCAGGGCTGCATGCGCCCGGTCTTCCTGGCGCTCACCGGCAGACACCTTCACACCTGACGGCTTTTTCAGCGTCGATTCATAATCCTTTTTTGCCGACGCCATCAGCGTGTTGTAATCCGCCTGCAGGATTTTTCCGTCTTTCAGGGCCTTATTCAGCTCTTTCTGACGGGCGGTATATTTATCCAGCGGCGTCTGCAGGCGCTCATACGCCTTCTGCGCCTCTCCGGTATACTTCAGCTGTGACGACTCACGCTCAGCCCTGTCCCTTGCCGCCAGTTCACCGGCTTTTTCCATATCCGACTGCAGCGTGGCCGCTACCAGACCCAGACGGGCATTTTCCCGGTCATCCCATGCCCCCTGAAGGTTCGCACGAAAAGAGGAGGTCTTTCCCCGGCGCTGGCTCCGGCTCTGGTACCACTGCCATTTTTTATCCGCCTCATCAAATGCCTTCTGCGCACTGGCGAGCATATCCGCTGAGGATTCCGGACGACCGATATCCAGAATGGCATCCCACATCGATTTGAATGCCTTCCCTGTTTTATCCGCCCAGGTCTCCAGTGTTCCCATGTTTTCTTTCAGGCGACGGGTCTGCTCATCAAAGCCTTTCGTGGCGATATCGTTCGCCGCCTGCAATGCCCCGGCCTCGTCTCCGGAACGCTGCAGCTGTGCAACATACGCAATCTGCTCTGCCGTCACGTTACGGAACTGGCGCGCCATCGCCATCAGTCCCGACGTCGGGTCAGTGGTCAGCTTCCCGAAGGCTTCAGCGACTTTATCCACCTCCACACCGGATGCAGACGCAAAACGCGCGACACTCTGGTTGATGGCATCAAACTGTTCACCACCACGCACACCGGCATTCACCAGGGCTGCCAGTGACTCTCTCGCCTGGTTAAACGTCAGCCCTGCTGCCTGCCCGGCTCTTGAGAGCGTCAGCATACGATCGGCAGTCAGTCCGGCCTGATTGCCGGAAAGGACCAGCGTTTTATTAAATTCTGAAAGCGTGGCGTCGCCCTGGTACCAGGCGTACGCCAGCGCACCTGTCGCCACCGCCAGCGAGGTGACCCCGACCATCGGCAGGGTGATCGCACCGGCAAGCCCCCTGAACATGGGGATCATCCCGCCGAAGGAGTCCTTCACCTGACCGCCCTGTTGCAGCAGGATCAACCAGGGATTCTGACCACCGGCAAGCTGCGTGGCGATATCCGTAAACTGTGCGGGCAGGGTTCGCATGGCCGCTTTATACTGCCCGACGGAAATCCCGGCTTTTTGTGCAGCCAGCGCCTGGCGGCTCAGGCCCTGTTCAACAGCACTGGCGGTTTTTCTGGCGTCGGTATCCAGACCTGAAAAATGACGCCTTACCCGGCTCATCTGCTCATCGAAACGGACAGCATCCAGACTCAGGTCAATAACAAGATCACCAACCGGCTGGGACATATCTCACACCTCCCGGAATCCCCGCTGAAGCCATCATTAATGCGGCATCATCCACCATGACATCCGCCACATCCGCAGACGATAAAATATCGCGCCCTCCGTCCCCACCGAACCGGACGCCTCCGGCAAGTCCTGCCGCTTTCTGCATCAGCATTTTGTCCTCATCCGGCCTCTCCACCTGCTCTTCCTCATGCCGGGGGACAAGCAGACTGAAATCAGAGGGATGCATATCCGGATCGCAAAAAAACAGGCTGAGTACAGCGTACGTCAGCCCGGAAAAATGCATATCCAGCTGGGTATCCTGAAAATAATGCGTGCGGTAAAAACGGTGCCAGTCGGCATATTCGGTGGATGTCATCCCGGCAAGCATGGCGCGCCAGTCGGGTCTCCCCATCTCACGCGCCAGTCTGAGGGCAAAGTTCAGCTCGCCGTCGAAGACTTTCCCGCAGAAAAATCATCATCAGTCAGCGTGTTATTTTTCGCCACTTCAGTAATATCAGTATCCGGACGAACAGCTTCGATCATCCCGGACAGGCACAACACCACGTCTTCCGCCCGGGCAATGGCATCGGCAGGCCAGGTGGTGAGCACTTCCTGCTCTATCTTCATCACGGCCTCATTCATTGACGGTGACTGCGTTTTCTGTGGATGGTTATGCCACAGGGACATCGCCACCAGAAACGCGCCGGTTCTGACGAGATCTTCCACGCTTACCTGCAGGTTGCCGCAGGATTCTGCCTGTTCTGCACGCCGTTTCAGGAGGGCAAGATGCTCGATACGCTGCAGCGCAGACAATTCGGAAAGCGTGACAGACACACCGTTATATTCAAATTGTTCTGTTTTCAGAAACATGTATTACCTCCGTTTACCCTGCAGCGCCCGCTTCAGTAACGGTGACTTCAGCCACTGCGGCGAACTGACCATTTCCGCTCACCACAGGGATCTGCACCTTACCTGTCGCCACGCCGTTTACCGTAATTGTCATATCTTTCACACTAATGGTGGCTTTCGACGGATCGGCGGAAACCGCTCTGAACGTCTTGTCGGTTGCACTTTCCGGCTCAAAAGAAACCGTCAGGGTGGTTGTTTTCCCTTTTGCCACCGTACCGGATGTCGGCGTCACCTTAATCGCACTGACCGGCGTAATTTTGCTGCGTTCTTCCGCTACAGAAGGTTTACCCACGTTAGTGACTTTCACCGTGCGGGTGATCACTTCTTTCGCCGTCACGGCCTTACCGATACTGCTGACCCAGCCACGAAACACATCCACCGTGCCATTCGGAAAACGGATTTTATAGGCCCGGACATCGCCGCTTTCAAACCAGCCTATAAGCCCTTTCTGGCCTTCCTCTCCCGGTTTCCAGGCCAGCGTAAAACTGGTATCACCTGCAGATTTCTGCCCCTGCCCGGTCGCGGTCCAGTCCGCGTCTTCATCATCCAGGTAGTTATCATCGTAGGATTCTGCCGTCATCTCGCCCGGCGTCAGATCCTTCACCTTAGCCAGTCGCTGCCAGTCATCGTCTGACAACGGGTTTGCATAAGCATCACCCTTGCCGTTGTAAACCCACAGAGTGGTACCGGCACCTTTTACCGGCTCAAGGGGATTTGGTGTTGCCATATCGTCCTCACATCTCGTATGTAATGGAATAAGTCAGATCTGCAGAACTCCATAACGCCATATCGTCATCACGACGATACTCATAGCCCTGCGTAACCATCGTGGTAATCAGTCCTGCCAGTGCCGGGATCGCGGTCATCGCCGGGTAAATCCGGCTTTCCATCCACTGATCAAGCTCTGAATCCGGTACCTGTGCCGGTAAAAACACCTCAATATGCAGCGTGGCCCGCCAGGTATCTGCATCCAGCTCTTCACCGGTATACTCTGCATCCGTCAGATAAACCGCGATCGCAGGAAAATCCTCTTCGTCAAAAACAACGGGGCGACCATCAAACAGCGTCGCCCCGTGTTCATGCTGCTCGAGTGCATCCAGCACTGCGGCACGAATGTCAGTGTGTTTCATCGTTTTATTGCAATCCTCAGTTGTTGTTTCAGCGCGTATGCCAGTTCTTTAGGCAGGCGTTCACGCCGGATACGGTCAACATTCTCATCAAATGCCTGTTTCAGTGGGGCCGCCATCGGGATTTTCACCACATCAATGGGGTAACGGTTTTTCCCGGCCACACGCTGCATGACATGCCAGCGACCATTTTTTAATCGCTGAATAAATGCCCGCTGATACCGATGCTGACCGGCTTTAAGTATGCTGTTCGGGCGACGCCCCAGCATCCTGATCCCCAGCTTAATCACAGGGAGATCACCGCGGTTAACGATAATTCTGGCATTCGGATTTCTGACCGTCGCCCGTTTCAGTCTGGACCGTTCCTTAACCAGTTTCCGGCGAACCTTTGTCTCCCGGGCAACCTGTGATGAAGACTGATTAATCGCCGTTGTGGCCACGCGGTTAATGGCCATTGCTGAAGCCGCCGGAATGGCGTTTTTACGAACCCGGCTCAGATTGTCAATCGCCTGATCAAGCCCTTTTATCGCCATAATTTCACCCTGCGTTTATCGTCGCCGGTTAACTGCGGGTGGTTGACCACGGTTGAGCCAGAGATAACAGCTGCCCCCGTCATCCGGAGAAACACGATCCACCCAGAATATCTCACCATTAATGGTCAGCGTGTCACCACGCCGCACGGCACGAACCGTATCCGTCCGCACAAATAATGACGGGCTGCTTCCTTCAATACGGACCCCGCCACCGGCAAACCCCAGCGACTCCGGATCGTCAAAAACCCCCTGAACTTCGCTGCCACACTGTGCCCCCGAGGTGAACTGCGCACAGAGCCCCATCACTTCAACGATCGTACTGTCTACCCCGGCGAGGGCAGCATCAAAGGCATTCTGAAAATCACGCATATTCAGCCGTTCCGTGCTGTATCATGGCCGTTGCCAGTGATGATGGCACCAGAACACGCATACCCCGTAACGCCAGCTCAACGGGACGACCTGTCTCCGGGCAATACCCCATTACTTGCAGGCACTTCCGTACCCGGACGGCTTTAACATCATCCGGAGCATCCGTGTTGTTCAACTGCTCACCATCGTCTGTGTGATTTTGATCAGCCCCGCTCTCATCAGAGTGCATAATGCCCTCCGGGGAAACAGCAAGCTCCTCTTCCCACTCAGACACACGTTGAGCAATATCCGCAGCACTCCCCGACATATCCGCCTCGCGCCCCAGCAGGCCAGCCAGTTGACGAAGACGATTCAGATTTTCTTCTTTTGTTGCCATCTCAGCCTCCTGTGAAAAAAGACACGGGGGCATTTCGCCCCCGCTCACGGATTATTTCACCTGTACCACCACAAACTCATCCGGATCCGGCAGCACCATCAGCGGAGCGGACTGCGTCATGGTGAATTCACAGGACGGATCGCCCACGGTCAGCCAGTGTTTCGGGTAACGGGAAGAAGCCACCACTCCTTCAGACAACGCCTGTGCATCCTTAATGGCACCATAGCAACGAATCCCCTCTGCCGCCGTATTCCCCAGCACCAGCATGCCCTCCGGCAGATAACGTTTTTCGGTACCGTCCTCTGCCACATAAGACGTTTTCGCCACCACAATGGCCAGATCGCCGTAATACCCCTTGAAGGACACCACTGCGCCCAGATCTTTCACTGCCGTTTCGAGTTGTGAATTTGAGCCGCGACGGGTATCCAGTTTTTCGCGGAACAGCTTAAAGCCATTCAGCAGACGCCAGACCGTACCGTCCATAATGGCGATATTCACAAGGCCGCTGGCCTGATCGCAGTAGAGGTCAATATCATGCGTCGGATCAAACGTATCACGGTCCTGCTCAGACCATTTTTTACCGTCAGCCTGCTCAATGTTATTTCCTTCAGAGCGCCCGAAATCCACCTCGACAGTATCAAACTGATCCCCTTCCATGGTGTATTTGCCATACAGCACGGCATTCACCGCCTGCATTTCTTCCCCCTGGACAATGGCGTGCTCTTCCTGTTTGAGGTTATCGGTAATGATACGCAGACGACGGTAGGCCGGGTCGTTCAGCTGAGCCGGATCTTCACCAGGAAGGCGCTCAACCGCCTGCTGGTAATTAAATTCGTGTTTCGGCTTGACGTAGCCCGGACGCAACACGCGGGTTTCACCACCACGATGGCGCAGCACTTTTCCTTCAACGATCGGGGAGACATAGGCCGCCACCGGCGTTTTTCCGGTAATTTTGTCCAGCATCACCTCTTCGGTGTGGAAATTCACCGTACGGCGGAAAAACAGCTCCAGAAACAGCGCACGGAATTTAACTTTTTGTTCGGTATAACCGAGTAACTGGCGGGTCGTAAACAATCCCATAAATCAGTTCCTTTCATTCAGAAATCAGTCAGGCCACCATGGTGGCCTGATAACGTGTTACGGCAGAGCCGCGTGACTCAGGGCTGTGCCGGCAAAGGCATTTGCCTTTTTGTGTTCATCCACACTGTCAGGCCAGCGGATTGCCTCCGTCGCAAAGGTCCCCGACTTGTAATAGGTCAGCACCGTCTCTGTGCCTTCAAGCGGCAGTACCAGTATGCCAACCGCACTACCGGCTTTCTGTCCATCCCAGACCACCAGTTTCCCGGTGGCTTCATCCAGCATCAGGGGCGTCAGAGCCGGTGTTGCAGAAGAAATCCCGCTGCTGCCTGTGGCGGTATGAGCCGGATCATTACCAGCAAAAATACGTACTTCCGCACGCTGTTCAGTGATGGTTTTCGTCACCATTTTGTTAAAACCTCATATTGATGGTCAGCACTGACTTCATGGCATGGCCATGAGCATTTTCACGTCCGCATCACCGTCTGCTGACGTCTGTGACACGCCACCCCGCACCGCTGCCGGTGAATGATTCGCCATGAAATGTTCAAACAGGGCGGTTGTGGATGCAGAGACCGGTTCGGCCTTACCTGATCCCGCAGCCAGCACAGCCCGGGCGTTCTCCACGGTCATTCCCGGGCAGGCCGCCAGTTTTTCAGCCTGCGCTTCTGCCCCTTTTGCCTCATCCAGGGCCATGATCTGATCACGAAGTGAGGGCCCGGCATTCGCCTGCGGTGAGGCAGCCAAGATCGGGCGGGCTTTTTCCACCGTCATCTCCGGCATCGCCGCCAGCGTTGCCGCCAGTTGTTCACGACCTTTCGCTTCTTCACACGCCATAATGCGATCGGCTTCACTCTGCGCGGATGCCACCGGCTGCTGTGGTGCCGCCGCGGCCAGAATCGCCCGGGCCTGTTCAATGCTCATGCCCTGTTGTCCTGCCAGCATCGTGGCAAGCTGTTCACGTCCTTTCGCTTCCTGACACGTCAGGATCCCCATCACTCGCTGGTTCTCCTGCGCGGCAGCTTCCGTTGCAGTTAATTGCGGCATAGTGCCTCCTGTATCATGAGTGTTCAGCGCCGCAGCCATCACGCTGATGGCATCCGACGCATTGATTAATTCATCCGCCAGTCCGGCCTTAATAGCGGACTGACCTTCAAAAACGGCAGCCTCTGTCCCCGTGACAGCTTCCACAGACAGCCCCGTATACATCGCCACTTTTTCGGCAAACATCCGGTGCGCCGCATCAACCCGCTGCTGCATGTCCTGACGCACCTCTGCCGGTAAGGCTTCAAACTGATTGCCATCCACCTTGTGCGCCCCGGCATAAATCAGCGTGATATCCACCCCGGCCTGCGCCAGATGACCGGCATAGCTGACATGGCTCATCATCACGCCAATGGAGCCGATACGGGATGTCTGGGTAACCAGCCGTCGGGAGCAGGCCGACGCCAGCAGCATGGCTGCAGAACAGGCCGTGTCATTGCACAGTGCCCAGACCGGCTTCTGCTGACGGAGGCGGTAAATCATGTCAGCGCAGTCAAACGCGCCGGCGGCCTGCCCGCCCGGACTGTCAATGTCCAGCAGTACGCCCCGCACCTGGCTATCTGCCATTGCCTGCTGAAGACAGGCGACAATGCCGTCATAGCCTGTCATTCCGGAAAATGGCCGCATACCGCCCAGCCGGTGCACCAGCGTGCCGGTCACCGGCAGTACAGCAATACCGTTCACCACCCGGTAAACACGGGCCGGTCGTTTACCTCCGGCCATGTACTCGTCCGTTTCAGCCAGCATTCCGGGAGCATCAAGCTGTACCTGTTGTTGTGGTACCGAAAGACTTGCTGCCCCCATCTCGCGCCCGAGCGCGCAAAAGAAAACCCGCGCATAGGCGGGCTCCAGAAGCAGCGGTTCATTGAATGCTGCGGCAATAATGTGTGAAAGATTACGTCTCACGTGGTGTTGTCTCCTCTTCCGGCCTGCGACTCTCCGCTATCTGCTGCTGATACGCCTGCGCTATCCACACCGGGCGTGAGAGTCCGGCTTTTTCCCGCTCTGCAGATTCCCTGACCTGCTGGCGGAAAATGTCCTGATAATCCTCGCCCATCAGCGCCAGCTCTTTCTCATACGTGCTCAGTCCGGCCTCAATGCGCATCACTGATTCCTGGACTTCCTTGAGCCCGTCAATGGCCATTCTTCCGGCACCAATCCACTCTGCCCGTGACCAGGCTGATCGCGCCTGATAAAAATCAAAACGTGCCCGTGGCGGACGAATAATCCCCCGAAGAAGTGCCTCTTCCAGCCAGCAGGAAAACATCTGCGTGGCCAGTCGGGCCGCAATAAATTTTCGCCGCCCCATAAAATAGCGCCACGACTCATTGGCGGAGGCGCGGGCACTTGAGTAACTGACCTTCGAGTAATCACGGGACAACTGTTCGTAGGAAACGCCAAGACCGGCGGCGATATACCGCAGCAGCGCCTGTTCAAGCGCCGAAAATCCATTGTCTGAATCCTGCGCTGTCTGCAGTTTCAGATCATCACCAGGGAAAAGGTGCGGAATTTTGACACCGCCCAGCGTCACGTGATTCGTGTCATACCAGCTGGAGAACTTCTCCAGAATATTAATAAGCGGATTATCCTTCTGCTCCTGTGGCGCGCCGGCGATATATTCAAAGGCCTTTTCGGTATCAAGTTCACTTTCAATCGTCGCTGCATACATCGCCTTCACTATGGCCGACTGAAGCTGTGTTGCCTGCAGGGAATCGAGCATCTTCAGCCGTTCCATGACGCTGTAAAACTGATTAGCCCCACGGGTCTGCCCGTCCTCCACCGGCTCGAAAATATGCAGCATAGCCGGACGCCCGGTGGGAAGTTCACGCGGGATCCGTTCCCATCGTCCACTACCAGAGAACGGAAAATCATCCTCACAAATATGGTACGCGACGGCACGGCCATATCGATCGACCTCCACACCGGCCCGCAGAAAACGGTTCCCCATACCGTGTCCAGGCGTGTCCACCCGTTTCGGACTCACGGCTTTAAAACGCGTACGGAATAACTGCGTGGTTTCCGTATCCCAGACCGGCTGCACAAAGATTTCGCCGTTAAACGCATGAACGCCCACACCTTCACGGATAAATTCCGTGAACGTGCGTTTTCCTTCCACGTCGATCTCGCCAAACATCCCTTCGGCGTATTCCGACCAGGCCGCCTCCACCTCATCGACAAAGCTTTTTGCTGCGGTCTCCCGCATCCCCAGCCAGCGCCAGTTCGGACGGTAGCTGATCAGAAACATATGCCCGACAATGTGATCCTTATGCAGAGCCACCGCATTAGCCGCTATTCCGTTATTGCGCACCAGATCATCTGCCCGGGCATTCCCCAGACGCAACGCGGGCAGCAGGGCCGCATCGGCACTCTGCGCCGGTGGCAACCACTCAGCCATTTGCCCGCCAAATCCTGCACCGCCCCCGTTGTAGCTGAGACTCTCACGAAGCGGAACGCCGTTCACATCAATCAGGACAGGCGTTCGTTTCATAACCTCACTCCCAGCGGACGACGGCGACGCCGGGTTGTCCCCAGTACCGACTCCGCATCATTGATCGCCCGGTTAAGCTCATCCAGAGAAGCCGCCGTATATTCAATTCTGCGACCATCTTTCTGGACAGACACCACCCGTTTACCGGTTAATAAATCAAGGCGCGCCTGACGCAGCGCCTGCAGTTCAGCGACTGTAACCATTCACTCCTCCGGACAGCTTCGCTGCCAGTTCTTTAAGGGTTGGCCGGGTCGTCTCTTCTTCCCGGGATTTTGCCAGTACAGCCAGATCAAGCTGCCAGCGTTGCACGGACACACGTAATGCCGCGTAGGCATACACCAGGCAGTCCAGCGCTTCGTTACGCCGCTTTTTGTTATCCCACAGCAGACGCATCTTTCCTTTTTCCCACTTCTCCACAAGCTCTTCCGCGACCAGTTGCTGCGCCTCTGTCTGCGAAAAAATCTCCGGATCATCAGGAAAACGGATGGCATACGACGTGGCTTCATCCGCAGGCGTGGGATCGGCTTTCATACGGGCATAGAGAATTTCTTTTGCGGTGTCCGTCCCCACTTCACACAGATACACGCCCCGCTGATTGCGGGTTTTTGGCATGGTGATCACCGGCTTGCCATAGACAGATGCGCCTTTTACCGGCAGCACCCGGAAAACACCGTGTTTTTTTGACCTCTGATAAACGATTTCGCCATCGATCCCCCCGATGTCCCAGCAGACACGGGAAATAGTCATTTCGGTTCCGTCTGCATGGCGGTATTTTTTGTTGATCGCCGCATCCACACGTAACAGCGTCTCTTCCTCATCGGGACGCCCCATAATGATGATTTTATCCACCAGAAAGGCTTCCTCTCCCGGAGCCCATCCCCAGACATACATCTCAAAACGGTTTCGCTGCGAGTCAATGCCCGCCGTCAGATAAACCACCCGGGCAGGCACCGCCGCCGTGTAACGCACAACCTTATCCATCAGTACCTGGTGATCGAGTTTTTCGCCCACAGCCTCTTCCCAGGTCTCGCCCAGCGTGGTGTTCACAAAGGTTTTCAGGCCGTTGGGATCTTTCAGTGCATCCAGCCAGTCATAGACAATCTGTACCCAGGTGGTGAACGGACTGTACGCCGTCCAGATATGGAAAGTGATGGAGCGCGGCGGCGGAATTTCATTACCCGCAGCGCTGAAAAACGTCAGACCGTCACGGGTCCACATGCCCGTGTTTTCACAGATCCACCGCCCGTTACTCTGGTCCAGTTCAGACTGATGGATCACGCAGCCATGATGCTCACAGAGGTAGAAAACGCTTTCGGGGCTGTCCTTCTCCCATTTAAGCCCAAAAGGCGTGGACTCATCGCCAAATTTCAGATACTGCTCCTCCCCACAGTGCGGACAGGGCACATAAAAACGCATGAAGTGTGCCGACTCGTTAGCGGCTTTTTCGATCTGGCAGGAGCCTTTGATTTTAGGCGTCGAGCCGCGAATGGATTTGGGCCATACAGAGCCCTCAATACGTTTATCCCCCAGCAGGGTTGGCGAACCCTCTTTTTCAACATCCGGTTCGAACGAGGAAAGCTCGTCATAACAGACCACATCCACGGATTTTTCACGGTAGTTTTTTGCTGCCGCTCCCCCCAGACACCAGAAACCCACACCGGAGGAAAAACGCTTCAGGGTGAGCGTATTATCGCGGTGTTTTCTTCCGAACCATGGAGCCAGCTCCAGCAACGCAGGAACCTCCCTTATCGTTGGCTCAACATGAGATTTCATAAAATCTTCAGCAGCTGAGTCCGTGGGCTGAAAAAGAAGGCTGTTGCGTGATTTATGCTCAATAAAATAAGCCTCCACTCCCAGCAACATCTTTGTATAACCAACACGGGCAGATTTAATCAGGTTAACAGTGCGAATCAAATCGTTGCCCATACAGTTCATGATGCCAACCTGAAACGGCAGTGTTTCCCACCGCCCCGGGGTATAAGACGACTCTTTAGGAAGGTAATAATGTTTATTGGCCCACTGAACTGTCGTCAGTGGAACAGGAATAATGAGAGATAAAAGCCCTGTTGCTATCGCACCGGCTGCATTAGCTGCCTTCTGCGCGTCTGAAATCATCGATCCACCCGCCCACGTTTTCACCGGCCTTAGCTGAAACATTGGAGGCTTTCGCGATTTCAGTTTTCACCACATCAAGGTGTGATGGTGAAATGTCCGGATATTTACGCTGTAATGTCAACGGCACACGCACAAGTATCCCCGAAATCTCCTGTGCCACACGTTGCAGAATGAAGGTAAACAGTTCAGTTTCCAGCACTACTCCGTCTTCACGGGCATTTTTCAGTTCCTGCGCATCTGCCTGCGCTTTTGTGAGCCGGTAGCGTTCATAGTCAATGGTGCCGGGTTGTAAATCTGACTCCGCTGCCGCACGCAAATCGTCCAGTTCTTTGCGGAGCTTTTCGTTTTCGATATCAGTTTCCCTCTGCGCATACCACTGAATTACCATGGCAGTATCAAATACAGATTCAATGCCCTTACTACCTTTGGAGGCGCAAGGGAGTCCCTGAGACTGCCAGCGTTCAATCGTCCGCGGGTCCACGTTGAAAATTTCGGCAAGCCTCTTTTTATTAACCTTCATGAAAACAACCCATTATCAAATACAAGGCCCGACATGAAAACGCCAGAAAAAGGCATTTTCGGACACTTTCATGTCGGACCTTTACGGATGCAATATTAAAAAAAACAAAAAGTTATATTCGAGAAGTACCGACACGATTTTCCCTGAAAAATTTTCATAAATAGTGAAAAACCGCGAGGTCGCCGCCCCGTAACGGCCCGGATCGCCGGAAAGGACCCGCAAAAATGATAATGGTTATCATTTTCAATGTAGTCCGATTTCTTCCACCATCGCACCGGACAGGCGACTATGAGGGGACAACGCCGCGCTCCGTTAACGCGGTAAACCCCGGTGTGTATCGTTTTTGATTATCCCCGCACACTCGCGCAGAGGAGTCTCCCGGTCGGGCTGCGGTCTCTGTTAATGCGGGGATACGGCGACAATACCGCGCATCAGCAAAACTTATTTCAGGCACTGAGTGCGGATATATTCCTGCGCCACTTCCAGCTGCTTCTGCATCAGCATCAACCGCTCTCTGAGAGTGAAATAATCCCGTTCAGCGGTGTCTGCCAGTCGGGGGCCGGTTGCATTATCCACGCCGGAGGTGGTGGGGGCTTCACGCACGGTACCGGGGCAGGTGGCGTTGATCCGCAGGCGCTTACGACCAGCGGCAACATCAGCACGCAGAGTTTCATTTTCAGCTCTCGCATCGGCTAATTCCCTCGAGTATCTGGCATCAAGTGCAGCAACATCACGCTGGCGCTGCTGCATATCAGTAATGGTTGCATTTGCCTGCTCCAGCTCACTGACTTTTTTATCGCGCTGCTCTTTGTAGGTTATGGCGTTATCACGGTAATGATTCAGCCCCAGACTAAGCGCACCACAGGCCACCAGCAGGGCAATGATGACCACGCACAGTACGCGGTTCATTTCACCACCAGCGTATCTGACCGATGAAATAACCGGAGGCCATAATCACAAACACCAGCCAGATAAGAATGAACTTCCAGGTGGATAATTTTTCAGCCATCACTCGAATCTCCCGAATCAGTTTGCTAAAATCAAACACACTTTCTCCTTTGACTTTTCCAGAGTCAGGAAACACAAAACCCCGCTTGCAGCCAACAAACGGGGTTTTTACTTTTATTCACTTAGTTTTTGTCAGTTCGCAGGATTTCGTGTTATCCGTCCGTGTAAGCAAACCGCATTTTTCAGCAAAATATTCTGCTTATCTGTCGATACCCCAGCACGCCAGCGCGCTCTCCTGGTCACGACGGGATACCTGACCGTAGCAGTTGTTTGAACGAATACGGCAGTCTCTGCCACCGTCCTTAATCCACCAGCGAATCGCCTCACACGCTCCCCTGCGATCACCTGCATTAATTCGTTTATAAAACGTCGACGGGAAACACTTACCGGGACCAATGTTGTACGGACAGAATGACGCGATCCCCGCTTTCTGGGGTTCGGTCAGTGGCACTCTGATGTTTTTCTCCACCCACGCCAGCGCTTTATCACGCTCAATGGCGTTAACCTGGTCGCATTTTTCCTTCGACAACTTCATGCCCGGAACGACAGGTTTGCCATCCACCATGATGGCACCACGGCAGATGGTCCAGATACCTGCACCATCACGGTATGCCGTGGTGTGATTGCCTTCCTTTTCATCCAGAAACTGGTCGAGAATGTCAGGCGCAGGCGCACCAGCGGCAATCAGCGCCAGAACGGCAGCCGACAGGCCGTATCTGATTTTTGCGTTCATGGATATTTATCAGGATTTATCGGTTTCTGAGCCCTGGATATGTTTATCAGTTCCAGCCTGTTGCCTCAGGCTGCTAACAGGTCAATACAATCATGAGGATTATTTATGGACAATAACACCATTTCTCTACAGGAGTTGCTCGACAGCATTTCCAGGCTTCGGGAAGACGTGAATACCCTTACCGTCGCCTTCTCATATCTGGCATTCTCAATTCCAAGGGAACAGATGCAATCAACGCTGGCATCAATCCAGTTTGAATCATGCAATCCCAAATGGTCTCAGGAACAACAAGACTCTTTCAGGCGGCTTGCTGTATTACTGGATGAAAAATATGCTGGTAAAATTACCATTTCGGCGGACTCTTCAGAGAACCAGTAATTATTCCCGGTAGTTTTCCTCTGTAGGTTATCAACACATCCTGCGCCTCTAAAATTACGGGGCGCTTTTCCGGCGACTGCTCATCCCCTTCACATAACCCGGCAGCAACATCCAGGAAGACCTGTCTGATGCTCCTTCTGGCTGCTGCCTCATAAAACTCCAGCGCGGCACCTTCAACACGGTCCAGCGAGATGTCCAGGTCAAAAATTTCACCGTCAAAGCGTTTTTTGTCCCGTAACGCTAAAGTTACCGTAACTTTATTCTCAAAATTGCGGATCCCTTTCACAATCAGTTCATAGTTTTGAGTCATTGAATTACTCTCCCCGTGCAGCCTTACGACGGTCCTCTCTGATTTTGAAATACAGGTTAGTCAGATATGTCAGCAGCCCAAACAGCAGACTCCCCAGCACGCCTATTGCCGCCCACTGAGACGGGGAAACCCTGTCCAGCAACTGCAGGAACCAGTAGCCCGTTCCCACCGCTGACGTGGTGTATGACACACCTGTTGTGATTTTTTCCATCTGGTACATACCCCGTCTCCCGTTATCCGGAAGCTGACAACAATAAAAAAAGCCACCAGTTAAGTACTGATGGCTCTGATAACTCATGCAGGCATCTCAGACGACCCACTGACACTACCGGTGAGTTTAACGATACCTTCCATTTGACTGGCTCACTTTTTATGATGATGCCGGTGCATTTATCTCCAGCACCAGACTTTCTATCTCAACGCCATACGTTGCATTTTTGGTAATATCCGTCAGCGTCAGTGCATTTAGTCCCACTGCCAGACTGTCTTTTATGGCCTGGAATGCCGGGCCAGCCACTCCATTCAGTTTCGGAGTAACCGTGGCACTGCCGGCGGTGAACACCAGCTCCAGCGTCTGCCAGTCGTTACTGTAATTCCCGAACTCGCCCAACTTTGTGTTTCCTGCTTTCTTGTGATGCATCAGATTCAGTTTGCCGTCTGTGGTCTGGGTGAAGAACGACATCAGGAACGGGTTACCAGTCCCGGTCATCGCCACGACGTCAGGTAACGCTACATCGGTATACAGATAAATTCCCAGACCGAACTGATTGTTGGTCAGTGCGCCTGACAGTCGAAACTTACAGCTCAGTCTGCCACCCCGTGTCAGCAGGGAGACTGCGTCATCCACCGGGCGCGTCAGGGACCAGGCTTTATTGCTCTGCTTGGCGATCTTAAATACACCACCCGACAACTGAATTCCGCCGTCCTTAATGGTCCAGCCCTGCGCAGCAGCCTCTCCGGCTGTCGGCAGCAGGGAGATTGTGCGAACGGACGTATCTGCAGACGGACCCGATGGCGTGTCGCCGCCGGGCGAGGGTTTGATTTCCGGTGCCTTACCACTGATGAAGGCTGAGGTGCGCCCGGCTACGTTCAGAATAGCAGTTGCCATACGATCGGGAATAATGCCACGACGCGCCCATGAGCTGAAATGCGTCGGGCGATTTGATGATACCCAGTTTTTGTTCGTTCGGGATGCCGAACCGTAATAACCAGACCCGGCAATATCAGGATCTTCTGACGGGTTGTTTGTCGGTGTATTAACTCCGCTACCATCGGTCATAAAGGGAACAAAATAAATCTGCTGGGATTCTTTACCTTTATATGCACCATATACCACTTCATATTGCGTACCGTGTTCTTGTTTCCACGCGTATGTCGTGTCGCCACAAATCCAGGGGACTGATGCCGGACTTCCACCGTGACACTGCGCTGCCAGCCCGGCAAGGTCAGCACGGAACTGCTGTACCATTGCAAGAAATGCTGCTGGCTGCTGGGCGTAACTGGCATTCGTCATATCGAATTCCCCCTGCATCCAGCATATCGCCAGCAAAACGTTTTTCGGGTTTTTCTGCAATGCTGCCTTCGTGCGGAAAAGCAGATCCTGATATAACGGCTTACCCACTCCCCAGCGAGCCGAATCCTGACTGGCCCCCGTGGACTCGCTGAATGTCCCCTCCGTGCCCTGGGTGAATGCCGAACCACCACGACAGCATGGTACCAGCAGGATCCCCGCATTATTAGGGATATACGGAAGCAGTTTTTTGGCAATATGTAAGCCCTGGCCGACACAGCCGTACTGCCCTTTGCTCAGGTCAGCCCGGGGATGGTTAATCGTACTCATATCCTGAACATCATGCAGACAATGGTCAGCAGGAATGATGTCGTTAAATACGCATACTTCACCACCGGGAGTCACTGTGTTACGACGGGCCAGTTGCTTAATGCGCGGATGGGGCGCATCGTATGAATCCGGAAGCGGAAGCCCTTCACCGTAAGCCATGGCATTGGACTGCCCGGCCAGTACGATGACGTAGTACCACTCCGGCTCAGTTGCACCACTGACGACCACATCACCTTCTGCTGCAATCGCCTGCATCAGGGTATAAGGGGTTATGGCCACCGGACTACCAAACGGCTGCCAGCCCTCTTTCAGTTTATGTGTCAGCTTTTCCGCAAGATCTGACGGCGACGCCGCCCTGACAACATCATAGTGTTTAAATGCCATGGTTCTTTTCACCATCTGAAAAATGATTCTTTAAAATACCTGACATGTAATACAGAAAAAACACAAAACCATACCTTAATTAAAAACCTCATCATCAAGCAGATATGCATGGATAAACTACAAGACGAGATATAAACCACCCTGCATTTAAATAAACAATAAACAACATCAGAAAAATAATTCTGCTCTATGGTTTACAATCAAAAATATCATTTATACTTTTCAGAACATCACCAGCAAGGCATAAACAAGGAAACTAAATGAAGTGGATTGTGATTGATACAGTTATCCAGCCATCATGCGGAATATCTTTTTCAGTCATATGGAGTAAAATAAAATTAATAATCTGGTATCAATCGGATGCTTTCTTACCTCCTGAAAGTATATTTACACTGACTCACACAGGCATCATGCTCAATAACAAAGTGCTGCCTGTAACCATTTACAACGTAGTACCATTCAATAAAACATTCTGGAATTTAATCAAAAACAGCCAGGAATGCCCTACAAATACAGATAACGTATTGAATGAATGCTTTAATAACCGTTGCACTCTGCAAATATGTCCTTATGGGCTAAAACAACAAAGTCCATAAGGAGTTTACTCACATCTGACAAAATCAATATAAACAGCCCCTCCGGAGAGGGGCTGGAGAGTGGCGCTATGTGCCATTGCATGGTGCCGGGTGCCTCCCGGTGAATTCAGTACCAGCACCTGAATCCGCGATTATCCCATATACCTACTCGCTGATTGCCCCTCCGCACAGGGGGATTCACCATGCCAGTTTCTTTTAACAAACTCCCCGCAAACCAGACAACAGTCAACCGCCTGAATTGTGAAGTATTTAAAAATTTCTCCCGCTAACTGATACCCGGCTAACAGTCTGGCGTTTTCTTTTTCAGCAACGGGAAAGCAGCAACCACCACACCCGCCACCAGCACACCGTCAGCCAGCACTGACATTATCCGGCTGCTGCAATGCCATTCACAAAAACAGTAAGCAATCACTTTTTACCGTAACCGGTGATAATCCAGATATGTATCTACCCCAGATGAGTAATCCGAAGTTCATCCATACCACAGGTCCTGGCTATTCTGTTGTACTCCTGAACAAGAGCAAATAATTCTGAATTAGCAACCATGAACTCATCGCAAACCCTCTGTATAGCATCACTATTCAGAATAATAACGTCTCTTCCCGAAAGACGATCAGGAGTACAGAACAAAACTGTCAAACGGCTGAAGGCCTTTGCTCGTTCTGCATTGACTATATCAATACGCTGCCTAAGGATGAAACACCCCGACGCCTCATCAATATTCACTCTACCCACACCATATGAATGATAAATATTTAATGCTGAAAAAACCATTAGACCGTATAACAAACACTCAATCAACACTTAACAGAACTTTTATTTTTGACAAACATATAATATTTTCAACAATATCCTGAGCCAGGTATATTTCAGTATAAGGCTCTGCCGAAAGGAATCTGGAAGAATGAATATGGCGCGCTGTACTGGATTCGAACCAGTGACCGATTGCTTAGAAGGCAATTGCTCTGTCCGGCTGAGCTAACAACGCTGAATACCGATAATGGACCGCCATCGGGGACCCGCCCCCGCACCAACAACCCTGTTATCGTGTCGTCTGCTCTTCCTGATAAGCTAATGGCGGTTTGTGATGGTGGCCCTTGCTGGATTTGAACCAGCGACCTGGCGATTATGAGTCGCTCGCTCTCACCACTGAGCTAAAGGGCCGGAAGCAGAATAATAATGGTGCGTAATTAATTCTGCAATCTCATCCGTTTCAAACGATTAAATCCTGAACTTCCCTGACTGTCTGCTCAAAACGTCCGGTCTCCAGTTCAACGCCAATCGCACGACGCCCGAGCGCCAGTGCAGCTTTTACCGTTGAACCTGAGCCCATAAAAAAATCTGCAACCAGGTCACCCGGACGACTGCTTGCGCTGATTATCTGCTGCAGCATTTCTGCCGGTTTTTCGCACGGATGTTTCCCGGGATAGAACTGCACCGGTTTATGTGTCCACACATCCGTGTACGGCACCTGCGCCGTCACACCAAAATACCGCCGCAGATGCTTATATTCACTCTGCAGCTCCACATACTGCCGGTTCAGTGACGTATACGTATCCACCAGCTGGTGGTGGGGCTTTTCCAGTTCACCGCGCTGATGTTTCTCTTCTGCCACCCGGGCAAACAGCGACTGTAATTTCAGATAATCGCTTTCGTTCGGTAGCTGCCACTGACTGGCACTGAACCAGTGCGACACCATGTTTTTCTTTCCTGTGGCATCTGCAATCTGTTTTGCCGTTATCCCCAGGGCCGCGCGCGCATCACGAAAGTAAGAAATCAGCGGGGCCATCACATGCTGTTTCAGTGCACTGCCCTTCGCCGCATACCCGGCATCTTTCGGACGATACGGCCCCTGATAATGTTCCGCGAACAGAATGCGCTCTGTGGCGGGGGAATACGCCCGCAGGCTTTCCTTGTTGCATCCGTTCCAGCGTCCGGACGGCTTCGCCCAGATAATATGGTTCAGCACACTGAAGCGTTCACGCATCATGATTTCGATATCAGATGCCAGGCGATGACCACAGAACAGGTAAAGACTTCCGACAGGTTTCAGCACCCGCCAGAACTGCGCCAGACACTGGTCCAGCCACTTCAGGTAATCATCGTCGCCCTTCCACTGGTTATCCCAGCCCTCAGGCTTCACTTTAAAGTACGGCGGGTCCGTGACTATCAGGTCAACAGAATTTTCGGGTAACGACCGGATAAATTCCAGGCAGTCGGCGTTGATTAACTCACAACTGGATATTTTTACAGTATCAAGCATGGATCATTAAGCCTGTCTCTGATAGGCTCATTCTGCTTTTGCGCAAAGCAGTGGGCCTGAGGTTTGCTTGTGAACCCAACGCATGAGCAGATGGCTGGTGGGTGCCCCTAACACCCACCAGCCGCCCATTTACCACAAATAAAAAAGCCTTCACTGCGGAAGGCGTCTGTAACAACCGAACTGATAGTCTGCCAGACCCGCCATAACCAGCTGGGTCAGTATTAACTGGCAGCGTTCGCGTGAAAGGTAAGTATTCTGCGCTATCTCCCCGACTGTCGCCGGTTCGGTAACGCTTAATTCATTAAACACCACTCTGGCGGTTTCTGTCATATCCTGCTGTTTTAGCATGTCTTTTTCCCTTTTCCGGTTAACGTGACACACCAATAACTCTTGTCGAAAAAGCCAGCAAGCTGAAAGACAGGTATTCACCGCCACCAGCGCGTTTACTGTACTGACGCGATTTCAGTCATAAAAAACCCGCCAGGCGGCGGGGTGTAAAAAATCTTCTAACGTCAGGCATAAAACGCCCATCGTTAGAGCAAATTTACCACAGATTCGGGAAAAATCAACAACACTATCGCGTTACCCTCTTTAACTGCCGCTCCGCCCATGCCTCTTCAATGTCAAACCGAACCACCAACGTATCGTAAAAGCGTTTCACTGATTTTTTCCACGTATCAAGCGTGATAGCACTCGTCACTTTGCATATGGCATTAAATGCCTCCGTTGATGGCAGCCTTTCACAGCCACGACCACCACAACGCTGGCAATCTCTGATAACAGGCATACCACGTTTTACCGACTCTTCACGATGAATGGCGACACCACGCCCACGGCAATCCTTACAGGCGGTGGAAACCTCACCCTTTCCGCCACACTCCGGACAGGCAACTTTTACCACCTCCCTGACTTTTTTCCATTCTTCCCAGTAAGACGGATACACGCCTTTTGTGCACTTTGCCCACACTGGCGGCTTGCCATCCGGATACTGAACCTTGTTTGTAAAAACTTCGCCTTCAATAAATTTTTCCCCTCGGCAACAGGGGCACTGCTTTTTACTCGCTGCGCTGCGGGCATAATCCTCAAAAGCGTACGAAGCCATAATGCGCATCACTACCGGTTTTATTTCTGCCGGAAGTTTTCTCAACGCCGCCACACGATCGCACCGACTGAGTGCATAATCTGCCAGTAATTCTGTTGCCCGCGCCCTGTCATTCATACTGATGCCCATTTTCCCCAGGAACGCAGAAAACCCCATCTCAGCCCGATTCTGTGTCATGCCCTGCGCGGCCATCACATCAGTGATACTCAGCGCATCTTTCGACGTTGAGGCCGATGCATCAGTCAGGCCGGGGGATTTTGGGGAGTAGTATTTCGGTAAATCTTCCAGTTTCATTTTTTGACCTGCTCTTCATGCATTATGGGGTAAATCTTCACCCCCAGACGTCCACCAGATACTGGCTGACCACGAACGATATTGATTTCATCAAACTGCTCATCGTCCATTAGCAACCCCGCATGCGTCAGCGCATCCAGCGGCGCTTTCAGAATATTGTCCAGGTCACGGCGGCGCTTATCCGGTGGTTCTGCAATAATTTTTATTGCCAACCTTCCGGACAGGCTTAATTTCAGCCGCTGCTGGCGAACAATAAGCGCCACTGCCCGGCGATAACGCTCCCCGGCTTTTGATACAAAATATGTGCTGCCACGACGACGCCAGTAAGTGTTCACCGTTGGCGGGTAAGGCAAAACAAATTCTATGCGTTCAGTCATTTATGCTTTCCACTTCAGAACACCCGAATTTCTCGCGTGCATTAAAAAACGAATCAGCAACAACAGCTGGCTGCCGTGTTTTTCTTCAAAATCTTTTACCCCGGCGTGTAGTTCGCTATGGCATTTACGGCACAGCGGAATAACAAACAAATCATCAGCCTTTGTTCCCATCCCTCCCAGTCCATGACCAATGATGTGATGCGGATCATCTGCCTGATTGCCACACGTCATGCATTTCTGCGTTTTTACCCAGCGCGTGTATACAGGCATCTCTTCCCGTTGTGATTTCTGGCGCTGGAGATACTGAGCCGGTGACTCGGGATCAACGGCAATGCTGACCACCGTCTTTTCCTGTGGTGGGTTCTGTTGCTGGTGGGCGTGAGGCAGCGGCGCAAGATTTTTTGTGCGCTGTTTCAGTATGCTGGTGGCGGTCTGCTCTCCCGGTATGATGTCGCTTTCACTGTACACAGAGCGAATTTTTTCCGCACGCAACCCCAGCGAACGACGTAATACCGCTTCCGGTAGCGCGTCCGCCACCTGATTGCGGACCGCCCACCAGGATAATTCAGCCAGAGATAATTCACGCTCCTGCGTACCGCTTATTGCGTGACCGATGACGTCAATCATCCATGCTGACAGGTTTTGATGAGCAAGTTGCCCGAGTGATTCGGATGTCTGGTCACGCAGCTGGTTGTCGCAGTGCCAGCACAACACCATTGCGCCGGTACCATAACGGTGAATGACGGTTTCGCTGTGATGATAATCGCCGTGTGGCCACTGGCAGGATTTAATATGGCGCAACAGCCAGTCAGACAATGCACCAGCACCACCAGCAGCACGAATCACCCGTGCGTTACTGAAAAACGGCAGCAATGTTTTGTCTTCCACCAGCGGCTGGCGA